TCCGGCTCCGGGCAGGCCGGGCAGGGTACCCCCCTTGCTGCAGCATTGACCCCCCGGGGGGAAGGAACGGGGGGAGGGGGATTCGCGGCGGAGTCCCACCCCCGTCTTACAGACGTTGAGTTTGAAGATACTGGAGGTACGACATCGTGAATCCAAATAAACGTATTAGGATGGGATGTAGCGGTTGATTTGTGTGTGGGGTATATTTGGGTAGGGGGATAGGGAGAAAATGGATTGTGGGGCGTTTTGGTGGGTTTTAGGGGGTATTTTTTTAGGGGTTTGCCATGGAACATGGGAATGGGATTGACAGTCGTGTAGTTCGTGGGTTAGGTGCTGTGAATTGTTTGAGTTGGGCGATGTTAGGGGGTTTTTTTATTCGTCCTGGGGAGCGGTTTAGTTTAGCGGGTACTCCGTACTTATTGGATTTAGTTCATCGTGGATCTCGGGAGGTAGTGATAAAGAAGGGCAGTCAGGTACGGATAACGACGACGAAGTTTTTGGAATGTGTTCATGGGTGTATATTTGGCCGATTTCGGCAGAATGCGCTGTATATGATGCCTACGGCGCGGCAGGTGGAGGCGTTAAGTCGGATAAGTTTTGACCCGATATTGGAGTTGAATGATGGGATACGGCGGTATTTAGAGACGAACACGGCGTATTTGAAGACGTTTCGTGGTCGGAGTATTTATTTTGTTGGGGCTGTTCCGCAGAAGGTAGGCGGGACGAAGGACAGTGTGAGTTTGCGGTCGATACCGTGTGATTTGGTGATACGGGACGAGGTGGACTTGATGGATGAGGGGATGGTGGAGTTGAGTCGGCAGCGGCTTCGGGACAGTGAGTTGAAATTGGAGTGGTCGTTTAGCACTCCGACGTATCCGGGGTATGGGGTGGACAAGTTATGGCAGTCGAGCACGCAGAATCATTGGGAGATAAAGTGTTCGTCTTGCTGGCATTATACGTGTTTAGGGAGGGATTTCCCGCGTTCTGTGGGGGTGATAGACGGTCGTTGGGAGCGGATTTGTGTCAAATGCGGCAAGAGGATAGACGTGAAGGATGGGCAATGGGTTCCTGCCTTTCCAGACCGGTCGATAGAGGGGTTTTGGGTGGATGGTCTGATGAGTCCCCGGGCGGATTTAGGGCAGGATATGGCTCGTCTGGAGCGGATGGAGATGGAATCGAACCGGTATGGCCGGTCGGAGTTTCTCCGGTCTGTGTTGGGGATTGCTTCTTTGGAGGCGGATTATCGTTTGGTGGAGGAGGATATTCTTTCGTGCTGTCAGTTGGAACCGAGGTGGTCATCGTATGAGGGCCCGTCAGCGATGGGGATAGACGTAGGGAATCGGCTTCATTATGTGATTGGGATTCGCGTTTCCGGCCAGACGTGGAAGGTGTTGACGGCTGGGGAGGAGGACAGTTTTGACGGGCTTTTGCTGCTGATTCACCGGTTTGGCGTCCGGTCTTTGGTGATAGATGCCCAGCCGGACATTCACGCCAGCAGGGATTTTCTCCGCCGGCTGTCCGGCAAAGGGGTTCGCGGGTATCGGTGTTATTATTCGGAGTTGATGCCTTCGGAGGTGGAGACGGACGAATTGGAAGGGCGTATCAAATGCAACCGCAATGAGTGGTGCGACCGTGTCTATTCGCTGGTAAAAGACCGCCAGATACAGTTTCCTGCGGCGGCGTCTCTTCCGTCTGATTTCCCGTCTCAGCTGACGCAAACGGCGAGGACGATTGTGGAAAATGAGCAGACGGGCGTTAAAAAACCCCGCTGGGTGAAACTGGGAGACGACCATTATTTCCACGCCTTACTTTATTTTTTGCTTGCAGGGCGCTGGCTGAATGTTTCTATTATGGACAGAGAACAAAAGAAGCGCACGCCGGCATCGGCGGCGTGCAGGTATTTGATAAGGGGATAGAACTATGAGCAGTCTGTTTGGTTCTGACAAAATGAAGACGCCGAAGATGCAGGAAACGACAGACATTCAGCAGGTCGTCAAGGACGAAGAGGAGAGCAAAAAACGGGAGCGTCGTCGGATTCCGAAAGGGCGTTCGGAAAACATTCTGTACGGGATACAATCCGTGCTGAAGAAACGTTTGGGTGAATAAAATGGACCTGAAGAAACTGTATGAAAAATATCTGGACCGGCGTTCCGCTCGGGAGCCGTGGAATCTGCTTTTGGAAGAGGTAGCCCGCTACTGCTGGCCGAATGCGGCGAATTTTCTGGTTCGGGAGACGACGGATTCGGCTTCTGGGGGGAATGCCCAGACGCCGGTAGTGGCTACGGATATAGCGGATGCAACGGCGATTCAGGCGTCTATCCGGATGGCCGCGGGGATAATTTCCTACCTGACTCCCTATGGTATACGCTGGTTTGATTTCCGCGTTTCTGAGGAAAAATACAACCGCGATTTGGCCCTTCAGAAGGAACTGTCTCTCCAGACGCAGGACGTTCACGCAGCCCTTTGGCGAAGCAATTTCCAGCGGGAAATGTTTACGGCCTGCAGACAACTGGCCGTCTTCGGTACGGCGGTAATCTCCGTCGAACGCTCCGGGAATGAACTTGTTTTCAGAACATATCCTATCCAAAGTGTCTACTTTGAAGAAAATTCCCGGGGTCAGATTGACACGGTTTATCGTCGGATTGAGTACAACTGGCGAACGTTCCGGCAGGAGTTTCCGGAGGCGGAGTTGCCGAGAAATGTCGAAAAGATGCTGGAGGAAATGGACACCTTTGAGTGTATCCACGCTGTATTTCCGAACGAAGAGTATAACCCGGAGAAACTGGATTCGTGGGCGTACAAGTCGGTTTATTTCCTTCCAATCGGCAAGATGTTTGTTGTCCGGGAGAGCGGCTTCAGTACGCTCCCGTACAAAATCGGGCGGTTTGAGAGGGCTCCCGGGGAACTGATGGGCCGGTCTCCTGCGATAGAACTGCTTCCGGATATTAAAATGCTCAATCAGATGAGGCGGATTTATATTCAGTATTCAGACCTGAATACGCTTCCGCCTCTGATTGTTGAAGAAGGGACGCTTCTGAACAATCCGATGATTGCCCCGGGGGCGATTTTGGTAAAGATGCCCGGCTCTCCGGACCCTGTACCGTTGCGGACGGGGTCGAATATTGTGTTGACGGATTCGATGATTCAGGCGGAGCGGCAGCGTGTTTTGGAAGGGTTTTATTATGACCTGTTTCAGGCGCTGGCGGACTACCGCAATATGACGGCCTATGAAGTGTCCCAGCGGATGGAGGAGAAACTGGTGATGCTTTCCCCGCTGATTTTGGGGGTCCAGAAAGAGATGCTGGACCCGCTGATTCTTCGGGCAAGAGAGTTGATATATGAATCCCAGCCGGAGCGTCTGTTGCGGGTAGGCGGCAGGAAGGTGGAAATTGTCTATCATGGCCGGCTGGCGATGGCGATGAGTGCTTCTCAGGTGCGGGCGATTGACGTCTGGCTGAACAAATGGGTTCCGTATCAGCAATTCTATCCGGTTCTGGACGTCCTGAATCTGGATGAAGCGGCCATTCAGTCGGCCATACACGGAGGGGTACCTGCGGAATTAGTCCGGATGCCTGATGAAATTGAACAGATGCGGCAGGAGCGGACGGAAAAAGAAAACAAGATGATGGAAATGCAGATGCTCCAGCAGGGTGCACAGGCCGTCAAAGACTTGTCTCCCGTTCTGGACAAGGAGGAAAATCTATGAACATTGAGATTCATAACGAATCTGTGAAAAAAGCGCGTGCATATCAGCAGATTTTCAATACCGATGAGGGGAAACTGGTTCTGGATGACCTGGAAAAGTTCACGGGATTTAAGATTCCTGCCTCTGACAGCGGGAATCTCAACGCTTTAAGTCTTGCCTATCGGGCCGGAAAACGGGATGTTTATATTCGAATCAAGCAGTTTTTAGAGATGGAGATTGGTTATGAGTGATGTCGAACCGATTCAGCAGAAAAATTCACCGGATGGGAGTGTTCTGGAAGGCAAAAAAGCCGAGTCTGCACAGCCGGAATCGCCGGATGCAGGGCAAAAGTTGGTTTCTTGGGTGCTTTCCAATGGCGGAGTTTCTTGGGTGCTTTCCAATGGCGGATTGGACGCAGAAAAGGCCCCCGAAGAGTACAAATCCATCCTTACAGCCAAAAAATGGGGGAAAGTGGAGGATGTATTGAAGGGGTACAAGGAACTGGAGTCCTTTGTCGGCCAGAAAGTGCTCAAACAGTTTCCGGATATTCAGTTGACTGAGGAACTGGAGCAGAAAATTTATGAAAAACTGGGTGTTCCGTCCAGCCCGGACGCGTATGACTTTACTCCGCCGGAAAAACCGCCTGTTGAGATTGACGAAAACCTTGTATCGGAGTTCAAGAAGTTCGCGCATGGACTGAAATTGACCCCCAAGCAGTTTCAGGAACTGATAAACTTCCAGTTAGAGGTTGCCGGAGCGGCTCAGGAGGCGATGCAGAAGCAGCTGGAAGAACAGCGCGAATCTGCGGCAAAGGAATTGAAGGCGAAATGGAAGTCTGAGTACGAGGAAAACTTCAAGCGAGCCAAGCAGACGGCGGAGAAATTTGGGATTTTGCCGGTTCTTGAGGAGGTTGGTCTTGCGGACCATCCGAAAGTCATTGATATGCTGTTTACGATGAGCAGCCGTCTGGCGGAAGACAAAATCCAGACGGGTTCCGGCACGGCGCCGGCCAAAGAGCAGACGCTGTATGAGCAGTTGTCTGAACTGTTCAATTCGGAGGCGTACAAGAATAAACTGCATCCGGAGCACCAAAAAGCCGTAGAAAAATACTTGACCTTAATTAGGGAAAGTGGAAAATAATAAAATGTCCTGAATAAGATTGGGACAAGGAAGCAGCGCCCCCCAACGATTCGGACGCCTTGCCTGCCCTGTTGGGAGAACAGGCCGAAAGAGAAAGAAACAGTAATGGTAAGGAGTTCGAACGATGCCAACCTATTACGAAAACACGTCTCTGGCGAAAATCAACGAGGCGTTTTACGCGTCTTGGGATGCAACCCTTCGAGAAGTCCTTCAGGAGACCAAGGATGTCTACGCTGGTCATGTAGAAGTTGACCAGATGGAAGGCGAATTCAAGGCGTATCGGTGGATTGGAAAGATTGACCTGGTTGAGCAGAAAGTCCGCGGTGAGGACGTTCCTGCGGAAGACCCTGAGTTCCCGACCCGCTGGGTGTATTCGCGGAAGTTCTACAAGAGGGTTCTGTTTGACACCTTTGACGAAATCGCGATGAATATCTCTGCTCAGTCGCCGTTTATGAAGGCGATGGCCAAAGGGGTTGTTCGTCTGAAGAATGATGTGATTCACGGGGCCTTTTTCGCTGATGTAGTCGGCGGGAAGAACCGGACGAACACATACTCTCTGAGGGCGGACACGTTCTCCATTACGAGCGGCGGGCGGTACATTCCGCATGATACGACCAACTCGTTTGCCAAAGGCGGCACGTCCAGCGGATTGACGACGGAGAAACTCATTTTGGCTCGGCAGGCTCTGACTGCGATGCACAATGACCCCAACCAGGTCTTCAATCTGGTCTGCTCGCCGAAGCAGGTTTCGGACCTTCTGCGGGAGGCCAAGCAGAAAGAGCATTCTCTTCAGATGATTTCGGACATGAAGACTGGAGAGATGTTTACTTATCTTGGCTTTAACTTCCTGATTGACCACAATGTGTCGCTGGAGGCAAACGGAGATTTGGACAAGGACACGGCCATTTATCGGTGTGTTGCATTCCCCAATGATGCCGTTCTCTACGTCTCCAATCCGAAACCAATCTTCCGAGTTGACTTCAACACGGACAAGGCGATGTGGCAGATTCTGGTAGCGGCTTACATGGGTGCCATCCGGACCGATGAGTCCAAGGTGGTTGTGATTGAATGTGCGTAATCTGAAAGTTGAAAGGGAATAAAGATGGCCGTGGAAACATGTACAAGCAGCTTGCGGAACCTTGAATTGTCAAGTCGTGTCGGGAACATGGCGGACAATCGATATGCCCGCGGGAATGTTTACTGCATGACGGATGTCTGCTATTCCGCGGACGGCGGAGATGCAGGCAGCACGTTGGTGTTCGGGTCTTTGCCCAAGGGGGCCGTTCCTCTCTACGCGATAGTCTATCCGGTTAACGGGAATGGTGTTCCGACGGCGATGACGAACGCGGTGACGGGCTCCCTTGGTGTTTCGGGAGATGCGGACCTGTTTGGCGCGGTTGGATCGCTGAAATCTGCAACGCCTCAGGTGGTTGTCCCGAAACCGGACGGAACCGTTTATAAGGGCGTTAACAGTATCGCGTTGAATAAAGAGAGCAGTGTTGTATTGACAACTGCTTCGGCGGGTCTTACCGCAGGGGAAGGCGTTGCCGTAAAAATCTTCTTTACATACGTATAGTGCTCCGATGGGCTGGCGGGCGGCGGGTCTGACGGCCTGCCGCCCCAAGCCTGATTGGCAAGGGTAGATTATGGCTATACCGTCCGACTCATTTGAGGTCTGCAACGAAGCACTTCAGTACCTTGGCGCAGCGAAGATAACGGCGGCATCGACTGCCAAACAGGAGTATATTCTTTGTGAACAATTTTTGACGCCCGCCATACGGGAAACTCTGGCTGAATACAACTGGACGGAAGCTATCAAGCGTGTGTATTTGGTATCTGCGGGGATTGATATTTTTGGGGAGAAACATACCTATCAGATTCCTCAGGACTTTATTCGTCTTGTTTCGGTCGGGGAAGAGGAAAATACTAACAACTGGACTCTGGAGGGCCAATACATTTTGACGGATGCCGGAAGCACAGCGCCGGGATATTCACAAGGGATGGAATACCGTTCTGGACAGTATTTGACTTATGAAGACTCTCTCTACAGTGTCTTGACGGCCTTTACGGCGTCTGGTGAGTTCAGCAATGATGTGTCCTACTTGTCTGAGGTTGGGAGTTCGGATACACCGATTCTTCCGATTCGGTATGTCTATTACCTGTCTTCGCCTGCTTCCTGGTCTGTTCCTCTCCGGTCGGCGGTGGTCCTGAAACTGGCGTGCAAACTGAGCGTTCCGCTGGCGAACAATCCGAAGGTTCGCTATGACCTTATGCAGGAATATGAGTCTATCGTGATGCGGAAATCGAGGTCTATTCAGTCTCAGCAGAAGCAGAAGCGTTATTCGTTCTATAGTTCCACGTGGCATTCGCGGTATTTATGAGGGAACAAGTATGATTACTCAGACTTATATCAGTTCGTATCAGCGGCTTGGATATCTGGAAGATATCTCTGTGTCTCATCCGTCTGATTATTCTGCGTTGACGGACTTTGCGATAGGCCCGAAGGCTGGGGAGATTGACCTGACCCGGGAGCATGGGACTGGGATTATTACTTGTGCCAATGCCGTTTGTTTGATTGTCCGAGCCAGAGGGGCATCTGCCGGAGATACGCTTACACAAGACTTGTACGGGCGTGTGGACGGAGGGCCGGTTCAGAAAATCGCACGGATTGTCTGGCAGTTTGGTGCCGCCCGGGCGGACGGAGAAACTTCTGATTACCTTTGGGCGGAAACGGCAACGGTCGAATCATTTCATCCGACAGGAATTGCCGTCTGCGGCAGCACGGGGGATTCGAAAGTCGGTTCTGTTCTGTTTGACGCCGTCGGGTATCGGTATTTGTCGTCGCTGTTTACCGATTACACGGGGTCTTTGACGGAAGTAGAGTGTCTTTACAGGGTCTATTGATATGGCTCGATGGGTAAGGACATCCTTTAATGCCGGCAAATTATCATCCTTTCTTGACGGCCGTGTTGATATTGCCAAGTATTACAATGGATGTTCTGTTCTCATCAACTCCATACCGATGTCTGAAGGGGGTGTATTCAAGCGTCCCGGGACTATCTTTGTCGCGAAAGCCCTTGGCGCCAGCCGGCTGATTCCGTTCGAATTCTCTGCGAACGATACTGTTGTTCTCGAGTTTTCTGACAGGAAGATACGCTTTTTTTCAAACGGCGACAGGGTTTTGACGGATTCGCTGGGGATATCTTCAATTTCTCTGCCGTCCGGTCTGCCGGTTGTGGTTGAAACGCTGTCGCCGCATGGATATTCAACGGGGGACACCGTCCGATTCCATTCGGTCAGCGGGACGATTGAACTGAATTATATCGGAAGTCCTTTGCGTGAATGGACAATTACGGTCATTGATTCTACGCATTTTTCTTTGGACGGGACGGATGGGGATGATTTTACCGCATATGATTCCGGCGGATACGTTCAGAAAATCTACGAATTGAATTCGCCGTACGAAGAGGATGATTTGTTTCGGTTGTGCTATATCCAGTCTGCGGATGTCATTTATATCGCGCATCGGGATTATCCCCCTAAGGTGCTTTCCAGAAAATCCGCCGTGGAATGGACCCTGGAAGACTTCAATTACAAGAATGGTCCGTTTCTGGCGGATAATACAGACGAATCTATCACCGTTCAGTTCAGTTCTTCTGCTTCTGCATCGGGGTATTATTTCCCGGAGGACACGACGGGAACGCTCGCATCGACGGGGGACATTTTCAATGAAAATCACGTTGGCTCCATCTGGCTGATTCGAAATGTCCGGCTGGATAACGTTTTGACAACGCCTGACAACGATACAAACAGCGTGCCGACTGGGGAAGGAATACGAATTAAGGGCAGTTTCACATTTGAGGTTCTGGTTTCATCGAACTCATTCAAACTCTGGCGCCGTATACAAAGCGGCGTCTGGCAGGAGGTACGGACATTTTCCGCCAATACGGCTTACACGTCTGAGGAGACGGAGGAGAATGTCTATTACACATTTACTCGGAGTTCAACAAGCGGGAGTGCGACGCTGACCGCCAAAAATCAAATCTGCAACGGGATAGTCCGCATCACAGGTTTTACGGATTCCAGAACGGTGAGCGTGAAAGTTGTTTCTCCCGTACACGCTGCGGTATCCGGCGGGACGAATGGGATTGCAACGTCGATGTGGGCTGAAGGGGCGTGGAATAATTATCGCGGCTGGCCAAGTCTGGTGAATATTTTCGAAGGGCGTTTATGGTTTGCGGCGACGGCGTATAATCCGCAAACCTTGTGGGCGTCAAGGTCGGGTGATTATGATGATTTTCAGGAGGGGATTGCTGATGATGATGCCATTGTCCTCGAAATAGAAGATTCCGACCTGTCGGAAATTGCCTGGATGGCTCCGGATGAAGAACTGATTATCGGCACAATGTCAAAAGAATACAGGATAACATCCGGCTCTTCGGATAATCCGATTACCCCGTCGAATATGCAGGCGCGTCTTCAGTCGTCTTATGGCAGTTATCCGATTCAGCCGGTTCGCTGTCAGAATACGATTCTTTTCTTCCAGCGCGGCGGTCGTATTGCCCGCCTGATGCGGTTTAATGAGGCGTCATATCGGTACGAATCGGAGAATGCGTCTATCCTGTCGAGAGAATTGTTTGAATCTCTCCCCGTCCAGATGGTTTATCAGCGGTCGCCGTTTTCGATTGTCTGGATTGTCCGTTCTGATGGGGCTTTGGTTTCCTTGACGTACGAGCCGCGGGAAGAGGTGGTGGCTTGGGCAGAACATATCACCGGCGGGTATTCAGTTTATCCGGAAAGCGGGAAATTCATCAGTGTTGCGGTCGTACAGGAAAACGGGGCTGATGTATTATACCTGACAGTTCGGAGAACCATAGGAACAGAGACGGTTTACTACATTGAGCGGATGATTCTTCAGATTCCGAATACAAATCAGCCCTATACGGATTCGTCGCTTGTTTATAGTGTTCAGCAGGAGGAAAAGAAACGTGTTGTTTGGGCCTCGGATACCGTATTGTACGGGTCTGGAACTTATGGAACATATCAGTATGGAGTGATTTACTAATGGCTAATTTACCTGTTATTGGCGGTTCCGTGGGAACGTGGGGAGAAGAACTGAATAATTATCTTCTGGTTGGACATTCCGCCTCCGGCGTACCGAATTACCCGGGCCTGACGGCTCAGATTCGCTACACCACAAATTCTGAGCGGATAAGTGTCTCCAGTCAGATTCCACTGGATAATACTATTCCTCAGATAACAGAAGGGCAGGAAATTCTTACTCTCCAGTATACGCCAAAATCTGCGAATAATCTTCTGTATATTACGGCTACGGCATCGGGGTATCATCAGAATATACAGGGGATTGTTTTGGCGTTGTTTAAAGATACAGGAACAGATGCAATTGCGGCTGCGGCCGTTGAGCATCGTACTAATAACATCCACGTTGATAAAATCTTTCTGGAACACTTGATGACGGCAGGAACCTCTGAAACGATTGTATTCTCTGTCAGGATAGGTGTTGAAACCGGGACGTTCTATATGAATTCCCGTTGGAGTACAACTGGATTGCTGAACGGTCTTTCTCCGGCTGTCTTGAAGATTGTGGAGTACTGGCAATAACAATGGCGAATTATTGTTTATATTTGAATCCGTTTGGTGGTTGTGGGCCGACCATTTCGCATGCGGCTTCTGTGGATGCATCGTCTGACTTTACCTTCTGTGCGTGGGTGAAGTTCAGGTCGTCCGATGAAGGATATTTTATTATTTCAAAACTGTCCGATATTGACGGATTTGGCTATGCATTTGGCGTAAACAGTTCCGGAATACTGGAATTGTTTTTGAGAGATTCAAATGCTGTTTCTGTTTCTGTGTCTGGAACGGGGAATAGTCTGACTTATGATGAATGGCAGCATGTTGCATTTGTGATTGACAGGACTGGAAACACTGGAAACAACGCATATCTGTATTTGAACGGGAATCTGTGCGGTCAGAGGGATTTATCGGGAATTACGGGAAGTCTGAGCAATTCAAATCGGGCATATCTCTTTTCTGCCAAAGAGGACTTTTTTTCAATTTTTGGCAATTATGCAGAGGGGTACATAGATTCGATTCGGTTTTATCAATCTGCGCTCGGAGAAGATGAAATTGCCAATATTTATGCCTTCGGGCAATACAAGAAATATGACGGCAGTCTTGAAGAAGGGGGAACGGCATCTGCTGTGTTTGAGTTGGACGAAGGAAGCGGAGATACGATAACAGATTCCATTGCTTCCTTGACGGGGAATCTTTATCCCGGTAAATATCAGTGGGTAGGCGGCGGAGTTCCATTCCGGCTGACTTCTACTTTGACCGTATATCATCCTATGCACGGTTTTGTCGAAGGAGAACGTGTATATGTTTCTTTTCTTGGGGGATATTATTATGTCCGGAATCCGGACCATATGAGTTTCAATCTGTCGCAAACTCCGTCAGGGGCTTTGATTTCGTACAATGGAGAGGAGATTAAACCGACGGATTACGTGGTATCGGCTCCTGCGGATTTCGATTGGAATGCGTACCGGCTTGACCATCTGAATGGGCAGACGGTTTTGTTTTATCCGTTTGGGCAGAATTATTACGAATCTGCTGTTGTTTCCGACGGGATAATCAACGTATCAAGCGGGTATCCGCCGGCGTTTTCCATTGGAATCCCCTATCAAATGCGGGTTCGCGGGATGCGTTTGGACATTCCAAGTTCGCAGACGCTTTCGGGCCGCATCAAGAGGATTCACGAAATCAAGGTTAGACTGTTGCGGTCGATGGGCGGCAAGGCGGGGCAGTCTGTGTCGAACAGCGATTTTCTTGTTCCTATATCCGCTTCGTATTATGAGACGTCCAGAGACTACCCGTTATGGATAAGCGGGGGATTCAGCCCGGATGGGTATTCTCTGGTTGTTTCAGACGAACCTTTTCCATTCTCGATTATCTCGATGAATATGGCATTTAGCGTGGAGGAGGAATGAATATTCGCAAGTACAGAACTGGCGATTTGAGCAGGATAAGGAACCCGCTTGAACCGATACCGCGTGATTATCCGGAACAGGAACCGCCGGAGAGAGGTTTCTCCTATACGCTTGTGGACAATCAGGGCAATCCGTTAATTGTCGGCGGATTGATACCGCAGGAGAATGGAGTTCATAAAATCTGGATTCGCATAGACCAGACCGTTAAGACTTTAATGCTTGTCAAATTGCTGATGGGCATTCTGCTGGTTATTCGTGAAGAATTTGGAAGTCCTTTGACGCTGGAAGCGAATGTATTGTGTTATTATCCGGTTGGGATTCGTTTTGCGGAATGGTTCGGGTTCCGTGAAACGGGCGTGAAAGAAGAAAACGGATTCGAATTCAGGACCTATCAGTTATGCTTGAATTAGTATTGGCAGGACTGGCGATATTGGAGGGAGTTAGCGTAGTGCTCCAAGGCCAAGCCGCCAAGCGGCAAGGCAAGGCGGAGCACAAAGCAGCCGTTTTCAATGCGAAGCAGCAGGAGGCCCTTGCCCGCCAAAAGTTGGAGCAGGCCAAATTTGAAGCGGAACGGCAGGCCAGACAGCAGCGGATGTACCGGGCGGCGAATATCGCCCGGGCAGCGAAGTCGGGTGTATCGCTTTCCGGCTCGTCGTATGTAGATATTCTGGCGGACATGGCCTATCAGTTCCATCTGGACAGGAATCTCCTGCTTGGGCAGGGCATGGCGGATTATACCTCGCTGATGAATCAGGCATCCCTGCTGCGTGCGGAGGGTGCCTTTGCCAAGGCCCAGGGCCGTGTTGCCGCAAGGTCAGCGCTGGCGATTGGGATGGGCAAGATGGCTCTGGGCGGGCTGAAAGCGTATCATGCCGGAGCCGGGGCTAAAACCGGAACGGGCGATACAGATAGTTCAGGATAATTCCATGGCTGTAATGAAACCATATCAGTCTTCCATGCCGTATCCGATACAGGCACCTGTCAGTATGCAGGCGCCGCAGGTGAAGCCCTATGTTGCGGCTATGTTTTCCAGTCTTGCGCGGATAGGTGAAGAAGCAGTTGACTATTATCAGCAGAAGAAGCGGCTGGAGGAGGCCGTCAACAAGAAATATCAGGAGCACCTTGACGATTTGACTGCCTACAAAGTCAAGAACGTTCTGGCGGAAAAAGAACTTCTTCTTGAGTCTGTATTTCAGAACGAACCGTTTGAGGCGTGGGAGGGCAAGACGGAGCGGATTCTTCAGGAATCGGAGCGGGATGTATTGGCCATGCTCGATTCCGTTTCGCCGGAACGGAGGGAGTTTCTGCTGGCGGGGCTTCAGTCTTTCCGCGAAATAAGCAGGGCAAAGATGGAATCCCTTCGCCTGAAAACGGCCAAACAGGAGAATCAGGCGGCGCTTCTTTCAACGATGGAACTGTCCCTTTCAAAGGGCGAGAATGAACAGGCAAATCTGGCCGCTGCAGAATACTTGTCGAAATGGCGTGATTTCCACGCCAGTTATGATGAAGCCGTTCTGACTGTGAACAAATACAAGGAGCGCGGCGAGGCGGAATATCGAAAGAATCTGTATAAAGAATATTATTCCAATTATGCGGAGGCCATCCGGAACGGTGCGTTTTTGACGACGGATGGTGTGGTGGATTTGGAGACATTAAAGGGGGATATTTTTTCCAATCAACTTCTCCCCGCGGACTTGAAGGAGCAGTTGTGGGCTTCCGTCCAGTCGATTGCCGTTCCGCTGGCTCAGGAGGCGCTGGCTATTCAGAAGGAACAGAAGAAGCAGCAGGTATATTCAGTCCGGCAGGATATTGCGGGGATTATTGATTCTGGCGGGGATGTGAAGGCGGTTATCCCAGTGATTGACGGATACCTGTCCGGTCTGGCGGCTTCAGGGGTTATTACAGAGGCGGAGAAGGTTGAATACGCACGGGAACTTGTCAACTGGGCGGATGACTATGCCAGTGAGCGGAAGGCGGCGGCGGAGAAAGAAAAAAGTGCAACGCGGTATGAAGCCCTTACCGGCTTTCTGACAAAGATGACCAGCGGTGAGTTTATAACGAAGGACGAAATCTTTTCCGAGTCGGCTCTGCATGAAACGGACAGAAAGAATCTGTATGCCATTGTAGACGGGATGAGGGATACAGAATCGCCGGCAAAAACGGATTATTCAGAATATCGGAAGATTCAGGACTCTGTCTTTGATTTTTACACTGGCAAACTCGGTGAGGCGGAAGCAAGAGAAATGCTTCTGCGGGCTCGGTATGTAGACAAGGTGCTTTCAGATAAGGACTTCAAGGCATTTGCGAACAGTCTGAACTACAAGATTCCTCCCTATGTAGCCGTTGTAGCCCAGAAGGCGCTTCAATATGGCGAAGAATCTCTTCGAGAACGCGGGTTCTTCTTTGGGCTGGATTGGCTGACCAGAGAAGAGAAGCGGACGTTTATTGACGTATCCTCGTCGTTTCTGCGATGGCTGAAAGATACGGCGGAAAATTCCGGCGGGGTCTGGCCGAGTGAAAAGGCGATGCTGGAAAAACTGCGTGCAATGAATCTGTTCAGGAAGGTCCCCTATGAGGGCTCGGAGTTTTCTTATCGGGACATTTCGCCGGAGGAAATCAGCAGACTGCCGGTGATCTTTACAGATGAGCAGTATGACGCCTTAAAATCGGGGGATATTTTTATTAACGGAATCACGGGGGAGCGATGTCTGAAACCGTAAAGCAGCCGCGGTTTATGCAGGAAGCCGTCCCGCTGAGTCAGGGTCTTGGCGGGGGTGTGCAGTGGCGCGTTTTTGACCCGGACGGGGACGGTTATGATTTCGTCCATACCGGACGGGAATCAGGGCCCTTGCTGGACGAGCAGACGGGGATGATTCTGGTCGGCAGGCGGCATCCGGATTTTATGAAGGTTGTTCGGGAGGAGGAGGCGAAAGGCCGGGATATAGTGCGAACGTCTACAGGACGGTATTTTTCCGTACAAATTCCGCGATTTGTAAAAGAGGCGGTATCTTTAGACCTTCCCAGCCGGCTGGACGATGTGGACGAATACGACTACGCAGAGGAAAAGCAGGTCCCGCTGGGTGTTCTTGGCGTTCTTCGCCGGAATCTGTACGAGAAACTCGGCTGGCATATCCCGCTGGTGGGGTTGGTTTTGGAGGCGTCTGATACGGCGAAAGTCCGGGCTGCGATTGAGCGCCTTCAGGGCGGGTTTGATTATGACGGATATCTGGAGAACCTGTACCGGCAAGTCTACGCCGAGACAGAAGGGGCACTTCCGTCTAATCTGCCTGTCATAACGCGGGAGGGCGATGAGCGGCTTGTTCGGGAATATTACGAATATGCCGGTAGAGAGATGACCACCGGCGGGAAGATTGCGGATGTGCTTGTGAAATCAACGCAGTTTTGGATGGAATTCTTTCTAACCGCCGGTGCGGCGAAATCTGCTTCTGAAGGAGCCAAAGCCGCTATGCGTGCGGCGATGAAGAAAGCGTCCGAGACGGCGGCGGGGAAGACAGCCCTTCATACGGCTGGCTTTGCGGCGGGTCTTGCGGCCCGGTCAACTATGCTGGCCTCTCATACGATGGCAAACTATCAGCACCGCCGGCTGGATGTGGAGACAATGAGACGGACGGAGGAAAGCCCGTATCGTTCGATACTGATGGGTCATTTGGACACGATATTTACCGTCCTGTCGGAAAGCAGCGGGGAAGGGATGACGTATCTTGCCAAAAAGGGGGCTGGTTTTCTGGGCAAACTCCCGTTCCTCGGCAAGATTCTTCCGAAACTGGAATCGGAATGGATTCGCCTGACCGGCGGAACGCGGGCTCAGTTTGCCAAAGAAATCCTTTCAAAGGCGGGATTTTCCAATGTGCTGGCGGAGGTGGGTGAGGAACGTCTGGAGACGATTCTGGACGCGACGTTTAGCGTGGAAGATTATGGTCTTGGCCGGGACTCTACGGTTCTGGAGCGGATACAGGCGGGATTGATAAAGGATATGGAAAATATCTGGATAGAACTGGCTGCGTTCTCTATCCCGCAGATGATGCATACGGCGGCTGCCTTGACGGAATATAAATCTCCTCTGCTCGAGCCGGAAATCAAGACGGGCGAAGTCCCTGTTCAGACACAGCAGGAACTGGAAAAGAAAGAGGCCGCAGAGGCAAAAGCCGAAAGAGAACCCGCTAAAAAGACAGCGCCGGCCTTGACAGAAGAAAAACCGCAGGTTCCTTTGACAGAAGAGATTGAATCGGTCAATACTGCGGCGGAAGTGGATAATGTTATCCGGTCGATTGTATCGGACGGTTCTTCTCCGATAGCCCTGTCGATACGGAAAGAGGATATTCAGGACTACCGGAAACTGTTAGGGCTGACGGTCCCGTCCAGCACATCGCGCAGTTGGCTTCAGGCGATGCGGGAGGCCGTCCGGCAGAATATTATCCCCAGAGCGATGGAGATTGCTTCTTCTCTGACGGCAAACCCGCGTCCGATTACGGATATCGAGACGGCGGGACTTGGGATGCGTCTGGTCCAGATAGAAGCCAATCGGAGACTGCTTGCCAGAAAATTGGCGGAGACAGAAGACGAAGCCGAGATAGCCGGCTATGAAGCCCGTCTGAACCAGTTGGAGAATGAATTTGATGTTATCACAACGGGCCTGCTGAAAGCCAAATCAGAGATTGGGCGTGCTCTGGCCATTCAGAAGGCAACTATTACGGAACAGTATGATATTTTCAGTGTAAAGGCGAGGGCCAAACGAGTGAAAGGGAAAGATTTGACGCCGGACGAGTCGGAAGAACTGGAAAGACTTACTCGGGAACTGGAAGAAAAGAACGAGAAAATCCGGCAGCTTGAGATGGAGATAGAAATGCTGTATGCCGCAAAAGAGGCCGCGGCGAAACAGAAAGGCGGCGGTCGAAGCCGTCGGGGGATTATTCTGCCGTATACGGAAATGAGCACTGAAGAGTTGGATGCGGAGATTTTCACCTTGAAAGGGGAAGTTGCTGTATTGCTCAAGGAGGGCTGTATCTGATGGCGGATTGTTCGCAACTTTCTGAAAAGATTGTCCGTCTTGGGATGGCCCTTGCGGTCAAGAAAAACCTTCAGTCGTTCGATGACGTGGTCTATGAACTGAGGCAGATATTCCCTGAAATCACGCGGGAATACGTTCAGGATGCGTTTTTGGAGGCACATGCACGGCGAAAGAAGGTCAGGACGGAGACAGAGAAAATCCTCCGTTCAATCTATATGACGCCTATTTTTGAAAAGAGAACACGAGAACGCGCCAAACAGATTGAGGAATATCTGGAAACGGGGGAATGGCCGCTTCCGAAAAAAGCCCGCAGGAAGACTGTCAGCATTACACTGGATGAACTCAGGAAGACCCGGAATGCTCTTCGCCGATGGCTGGAGACGTCCGACGCGGCGACTCGGCAGAAGATGGAAAGACATGTTGAAGAACTGAATCGGAAACTGGAAGAGAATGATATTGAGCCAAAGAAGAAAGGGGGATACCACGAGGAACTTCAGGCCCTTCTGGATGAAATTGCCCGGCTTCGGGAAGAGATAAAATCCAGACGGATTGAAACGCGTCTGGCGGCGGAGATTGAGGAATTGCAGGAGCATCTGGAGCGCGGAACCCTTCCGGAAAAACAAGCCAAAAAAGAGCGTGTAATGACATCGGCGGAACGGGAAATGCGGGCTCTGATTTACGACCTGAAGCGTCAACTTCGGCAAAGTCCCCCTGCGGTCAAGAAGCGTCTTGAGGAGCAGATAGCCGCCCTGATGGAGCGTGCGGCGAACATAGAAGAGTATGTAAAAGAGAAAGAGAACAAGGAGATTGCAGAGAAGGACGAAGAAATTGAACGGCTCAACTGGAGGGTTCATGTTCTCAAGCGGGAGATTCGGCAGCGGATACGTTCTCTTGAGCCGCTGACCTTCCGGGAACGCATATGGCGCGGGGCGGACTTTATCCGGCTGCTCTGGACGACGGGGGAGTTTTCTTTTCTGCTTCGTCAGGGCGGGGCATATTTCTTCACGCATCCGATAGAATGGGCAAGGACGGTCGGGAAGGCCGCGAAGGCATTTGTCAGCGAAAAGGCGCTGCACGACATCAACAAGGAGATTGTCGACCGTCCGCATGCATATTTGTACAAGAAACTCCGGCTGAATTTGGAAGGGATGCCCATGTCAAGCATGGACGAGGTCCTGATGAATTACTGGATGGACAAGATACCCGTTGTTAAAAATTTCAGTCAGTTTTCGATGGCCTTTATGAATCTGATGCGGGTCAATCTGTTTGATTATGGATATCGGACGCTGTCTCGAACTCAGATGATGACGGAGGACGAGGCGGACGTATGGGCCAATTATATCAACACAGCGACTGGTTCCGGAAATCTCGGCAGATTCGAGGCAGCGACTTATCTTCTGAACCGGACGTTTTTTTCTCCGCGATATGTCCTAAGCCGGTTTCAGTTATTGTTTGGGCATCCTGTCTGGGCGATGACGGACAAGAACGCCGCGGCTGCCAGGCGGCTGATTATCGGGGAGTATATTCGTCTCGGGATGGCCTTGACGGTGTTTTACATGATAGCCGGCCTGACAGGTGCGGACGTTGAAGAGGACCCGCGTTCTGCGGACTTCGGAAAACTGCGGTTTGGGAAGGCCCGTTTGGACCCGCTGATGGGGCTGTCGCAGACTATCCGGCTGATTTCGCGCATGGTATCCGGCAAGACGAAAACGATTAGCGGGCAGATTCGGGACATGCCTGCGGATAAAGCACTGGCTGATTTTATGAGGAGCAAACTGTCCCCGCAGTTTTCCATTCTGATGAATATTCTTGCCAGACAGGATTTTGTCGGGAATGAATATAATATGCTGGATGCGATAACAAGAATTTATCCTATTACCTATGAAGACATTTATGACGTAATGAAAGAGAACGAGTTTCCGGAGAACCTGAGTCTGTCCGTGCTGGCTTTTCTTGGGATGGGCTTGCAGGTTTATGACAAACCGCAAAGTGCAAAGAAGGGTGTTTTTTAAGGAGAATTACAATGCCTGTACGGAAAATTGGGAATAAATATGCGATAGGTTCTGGCCGGGCAATGTACAGAACGAAATCGGCTGCGGTCAGGGCGTATCGGGCGTATCTGGCCAAAAAGCATGCGAAGAAGGGATAAGAATGCTTCCAGAGAATGAACGGTTTATGCAGAAGAGATCGACTGATATGGAATTTAGTGATGACAACCTGAAGGTACTATCGAAACTGCTTTCGTCGGACATCGAGCGGGTGGTAAAAGAGGCGCTGAAAGAGCACCTGAACGTCCACATAGAAACCTGTCCGTTTGGCCGGGACCTGCAGCGGATAAAGATATTTGTCCGCTGGTTTCCCGTTTGGATTCTGGTTGGGGTTCTTATTGGGGGCATTCTGGCGTCTTCGGAGAGGCTGTTGTTTGTCAGGATAGCACAGAATCTTCTTCGGATTTTCGGCGGGTAAATGGAGGAAAACAGGATGAACAAGTATCTGATTGATTGTGATTCACCAGAGACGGCTGTCCGCTTGGCGGAGAAATATAAGGCAGACTCAGTACAGAGAACATACGGCTCTCTGACGGTGTGGCTGACTCCGAAGCAGGCAGAAGCAATATGGAAAGAGCCGGGTGTATTGCATGTTATTCTTGCATCGGAGCGGCTGATGGACCCTCAAGTCGTCCACGATGTAAATTTTTCCGTAGATAACAATTGGGCGCTTGCTGCAATCTGCAACAATCCTTCAACGTTTCGCTCTCCTTTAACAGGCAATAAGACTGATATAGTAATATTTGATACCGGTATCTTATACAATCACGACGAGTTTTCTCCCTCCAATACATTTGTCCCGTATAAACCGAAAACTATAGATACATTACTTGATGATGGTGATTTTTACTGGAACTATGCTACGTTCTCCGACATAAGCAGTTATAACTTTTCTTCTGCTGATTACGGGGAATTTAAAACCTCTTCAGGCTACTTAAAGACATCTAAAAGAATTCTCACAAAAACACCTACTCAAATTCCAGTTTTGAATGTCTCTATTGAGGAACGCGATACGACCTATCACATAACTATTACGTCTGACCCGTCCAGCCCGTTTTTCGAGTTTGCCAGCAGATTTTCCAATTATATGTTTTTCTTGGTGTCAAATTTCCCGGTCGTTATTTCTGGTTCAAATTCCTATCTTGGCAGAGGTTTGTCTGGGATTTTCCCTCCGTATTCGTCAATTAAACTGCAAAACGGGTTTGATTTGAACAAAACACTGTATTCTATTACCGAGACCTGGAATCCTGAGATACATTCTGCCTATTTGGTCCCTGTGTCGGCAGTTGAAGCAGAAACTACCGAATTCATAAATGAAGAGACGGAAACCCTTCGCGGATTCTCACTTGTATTGTGGATGGGATACAGGCCACGCAAAATCGTTTGGGCGTTTGATAATCGTTGCTCTTTGTATAATAATGGTGGTGATTATGTTCACGGGACGGCAGTAGCGGCTTGTGCCGGCGGGTCGACTTGCGGAGTAGCCAAAGATACACAAATCATCAACTCTCTTACAAGTTTATCGAACAGTTCGTTGGCGTCTTGTGTTGATTCAATTCTTTCTTATCATAAAAGAAAGTTAGAAGACAAAATAAAGCGGCCTACCATAGTCAACTGCTCTTTCGGCCCTACACCGATTCCTCTTTCTCAAGGGTTGTACTCATGGTATGATTTTATCTATACAATGTTTTCCGAACTTGCTGATAACGGAGTAGTAATCATTGCTGCTGCCGGAAACAGTAGGTCCAGAATCTCATCTCGCAGGTATCAATCTTGCCCTGCAACTTTTCCATTTGTCATTACGGCTGGGTCAACGAACATAGACAACAATCTTTCTTATTTTACTTGCTATGGCAGCGGGCTTGATTTATTTGCCCCCGGGGAGCGGGTAAAGGCCGCTATGCTTCCTACAAACATTGCACATCCGGACAACCCGCTGTTCAGCGACCCGCCTGTTTCAGCACCTGAATACTACGACAACATTCAGGAAAAAGCGAAATCGCTGTATCGCAGCGTAAATGGCACTTCCTTCTCTTGTCCTTTTACAGCGGGAGTTGTTGCGGTTGCATTGGAGGCATTGGGCAATCCGATTTTTTCTACTATGGATGAGGTATTAGAGTTTAAGTCTTTCTTCCTTGAGAACTATACAAGGGAATTTTCCCCGAAATATTTTACGCTTTATAAGACTTCGTTTACACAGGAACAGTACGACGACCCGAACAACTGGGCGGACGGGTTTCCTCCGGATGACATTGACCCGGAACTTCCTGGCGATACAGGAAGCCCAAACCGCCTGCTGTATCTAAGTCAGAAGGTATTCGTAAATAATCGCAAGCGGATTGATTTTGACGCTGTAGATGCCTGTGAAATCATCCTTGACAGTACGGGAAAACTGGTTTTTAATGGAGCGTCGTTTGATTACTGCCTCGATTCTCAGCCGACTGCCGTGATAAAAAACGGCGGGTTTGTTCGGCATAACAATAAACTGTATCGAATACATTTGTAGACAATGGCTTATATCGAGGAAATTAACATGATTACGATTAACTCTGCGGCAGATTTGGCCCTGATAAACTCAGGCCTTAGTGAGTCGTATTCTCTTGCAAACAATATTGATTTGTCGGCAACAATGATGGCGGCTGACAATTGGGCAGCGTCAACCTTTTACCGTCAGTGGGTCGTCGTTAAAGTTTCCGCTGAAAGCAAAATCTACAGATGTCTTGCCGACCATACGTCCGGCAGCAGTTTTGCCGACGACCTTGCCGCAGGCAAGTGGGAGTATGTGCGCGACTATGTTCCGACATACAGCAGCAGCTCTACTTATGCCGTCGGAGCAGAGGTAGTTTACAGCAATAATATCTATCAATGCATTACAGCGATAACCGTGCCGGAGGCGTTTAATGCGGCCAAATGGGTGCAATTGGGCACAACTTCTGCCGGCTGGCTGTCTATAGCAACATTATACGATTCTCCTTTTTCCGGCGCGATTGATGGCAAAAATCACACAATCAAAAATCTGTATTGTAGGAGCACAGTAGGTACTTATGGCTGTAATTTTTTTGGAGTGTATGGCGGCAGCAGCGTTAAAGATATTACGCTTAAGGATTTTTGTTTTGTAGGCAGTTCTTCCTCCGCGGCTGTCGCTTGCTTCTTCGGCAACATACGTACGTCCGCTGTTTTACAAAACGTGAAAGCGATAAAATGTTATGTAAAATCAAACAACATTGCCGGCGGAATTTCTGGCGCAGGCACTCAAGCCGTCTTTATTGACTGTGTGGTCAATGCCGTGCTGGAGTCTGCAAAGACAGACGCAGCAATTGGCGCACTTTGCGGCAACGGATACCTGAGCGCAGCCGGCAGCAGAAATATTTTGGTTTCCGGCCGCATAATTGGCGCCGGCTCGAACAAAGCAAGCGGGATTGGAAGTACAGCAATGGCGCAAAAAATCAGCAATGCAGTTATCAATATCTCCTTTGAAGGTGCGTTTGCGACTATTGCAGGGATTACGGCCTTATCCAGCGCATCTAACGCAATCACTAACATTATCAATATCGGCTCAAAATCAGGCACGGCAACGACAACTTACGGCATTGCGCCAGTGTCAGCACAAGTAAGCAGTTGTTATGTTATCAATACCTTTGGCGGCTCGGACACGGCGCACCAAAAAACATCCGCACAGTTAAAACAAAGAGAAACGTTTGCCGGATGGGATTTTGAAAATGACTGGTACCTGCCGGAAGAGAAAAACTGGGCGATGCAGTTGTATCCGCGAAACGGCGGCTACCCCTGCCTGCGGACGCTGTGGAAAATCGGCACAGAAATAATCGGCAGGAAAATACGATATGGGCTGCTCGGCCCGATACGAGGGCTGCTTGGATAACAACGTATGAGCAAGAAGTTTTACTGGCTGCAAGAGAACTGGCCGCTAAGCGCAAAAAAAACCATCCATCATAGAGCGATGGAGGACTTGCGCAAGTGGATTTATCTGGCGACGGATGGAAAGACGGCGCACGCGGAAGGAACGCAGGCAAGCGGACAAGACGAAAACCATCCATTGCGATATGCACCTGACTGGGCGGCGTGGATGCTGAATTATTCCGACGCACTGACCGCCAACTTCACAGAGGCGCAGACATCTGATTTATTTTTTCAGACGCGCCCGGGCGGAATCGTCGTTTGGTTTGAAGATTCATTTTCATCTAACATTTCCGGCGTTGAGTTTTCATCGAACGAAAAAGGCGAACTGATAATTCCAAACTGTCAGCAGATAACCAAAAACGGAATCTACAACTGGAACGGCACAGGCAATCCCGTTCCGCAATCAGAGACGTGGTACAAAGAGTTTGACGACTGGAGGCCGGGGACGCCGTTTCTTCTGACCGGCTGCACTGATGCGCGAAACAATGGATTTTATCGTGTCTCAAGCCGTCGGATGGTTGGAAGCACTTTGTATATCTCGGCCAACTATGCGGACGGAAGACCTGCACAGTTTTTTGAGGAGACCGCTGGAACTATGAGTTGCAATTTCGGCGGCGACTGGTGGTGCTTACTCGGTCTGAATGGACACGTAAGCGATATGCTGTGGGCGCATCAATCCATTGAGTCTTATCTCGAGGATTTGGAGGATTGGACGTACTGGGCAAGCGGCAGCGGCAAACTGTGGACGGCAAAAGATTCTTATCACCGATATGCCGGCAATGCACGCGGGCCAAACGATGGACGCCCGCCTTCCGGCGGTCAGTGGGCGATTGATTATAACAACGACTGGATACGTGCGGTCAATCCAAATCTCTACCACACCTATGATGTCAATGCTCACCGATATGAGGTAATCAGTGATTGGGAGGATAACACGGTTTATTGGGCGATATGGCCTGCGTACAAGCGTCTTAACATAGAGACAGACCCTAAAGAGCAGATACCGCCGTGGTTTTGTCAGGATAAGAAAAACGCACGATGGAAATATGGCGGCAAAGTCCCGCTGCGGAAAAATCAAATCTGCAATGCATTGCGGCTGGGGCCGGTGGATGCGCCGAAGGCAATGGCTTGGCACGACAGCGGCGGCTGGCACGCCATCGCAACTCACCGACAGTATCACACATCGTATATTGTGCCGGCCTTGCTGGCTTACCAGATTAAGTTTGGCACAATCCCTGTAAGTGCTGGCGATAATGGATTATATCAATGGGAGCAAAATAAGTACGACGACTCTGTGCAGGTAATGGCGGAGTTTGCCGCAGAGCAGTATGGATGGGCACTGCAAGTGGACGATACCTACATCCATAACTGGTTTGCGGTCTATCATCCATCGTGGGGAGAGGACGTGCTTCCTGAGGCGCTGGAGTGGACGCTTTACGGCGATATTGACAACAGGACATATCAGGAGGCCTATAATGATTTCGGCATTGCCGCCTATAGGCCTGACCTTGACGCAAGCGCGCCGGCGTACGCAGAATTGCACGACGAATTGTGGGGAGAGAATGGCTCGGCAACTGAACTGATATTAAAAAAAATGGGAACCGATTATTACGACTGGTACTATGATACAAGCACTCCATTTATATCGGAGCGCGTCTTAAAAATACGCACGCTGTTTTTGGCTAACCCGGGCTATTGGACTTTTCCGACGACCGTCCACGGCGTTGTCTGCAGCAGCATTGAGGATGTCGCTAATGTCTGCTGGCCTATCCCCGCCGGAACGTGGCGTCGGACGTGGAAGCACACATTGGGATATATCCGCGAAGGCAAAATGCGTGCGTCCGAATTAGGCGAGCCGACTTGTCAGGACTATCAAAGTTTTGGATGGGTCAATCCAGATGACCCAATGCGGATGCCTATGCCGGGACATCATCGGTTTTCTGCGCCGGCGGAAGAGCAATTTGGCGGCGATAATCTTGCGGCAAATCACGGCGCAAGATTTGTAATCAATGATACGCCGATTTATGCGTCAAATGTTTGTCGGATACTTAACGATGTCTATGAGTTTTTATCGTACTTAACAATCTCTTATATCAGCAGCACAAGCATCGGTCTTTATGAGTACAGCGACAACACGCAAAACTACCAGGAAATATTTTTGGAAGAGGACGAAAGCATCCGGCAGTTTGCAACGCTGGAAGAACTAATCGGCACAGTAAAAACCGTGCTGAAAGAAAATTACACTGACAATCTGCTGCCGCCGAAATGGACGCTGTCAAATGACAACATCGTCCTTGCAGGACATAACGGCGTAATCTATTATGATGTCTATGACACCGCCGGAAATTTTGACCCCGGCTGGCGGTTGGAGATGACGTATTTTTCATACAAGGAGGCGGCCGTTCTTTTCGAGTCAAACCTTCCTTACGATTCCGGCGCGGTAAACATCCTGATGAAAATTGAGGTGAAGGAATTTTTTCCGGTTAACCCTGCCTACGACCCGCCCTGTCCGATACGATTGGGCATAACCGGATTAGGAACCGTTGATGTCAAAATTTTGAGCAGAACAAATCCGCCGCCGATTGACCTGTGGGATGTGTACTGGGTCAATGTATCATTAGATACAACACGCCGCGTGATGTATATCCGGCCGGTTTATGGCGTGGACAATATAGTCCCAAACAAATTCAATAACGGCCCGACCGGCGCACGATATGCCAACACAGCGGAAGCGACATTGAGAGTTTCATTTTTATCGTCCGAGGAATGTCTGATAGGTCAATTCAGTTTTGGAAAATTTTCCGACAAGATTTGGAAGCGGCCGATTGAAAAGGCCGATGTGCGATTGATTGACCCGTTTGGCGACGACAACAATCCGCCTGTATATGACAATGGATTTCAATCGCCGCCGCTGCTGTACAATGCTAATTGGGAGGAGTACCCGCAAAGCAGCGTCGTCTATGGTACGTGTTATGATTATGACCTGCACGTGCCGGAGTATAGAGTATCCGCAGAGTCGGTGCTGATGGAGGATTTGGAGGGATTGGATGAGGACGAGGTGCATTACATTTTTGATTTCGGCACGACAGATTTGGCAGACGAGATGGATAAAGAGCAGACCAATCGCGTCTTTGACGAGCCGCTTTTAGATGGAGATGAGGAGTCAGCGGTAGAAGTGTATCAAGACGATTTTTCGCTTTGGCAGGTCGTGCTGAATAGTCGAGACAATGCAGAGGCAAGAGGCAATGACCATAACAATTATGGCCAGCCGTCAGAGCCGGAAGAAATTGCACTTGACGACAAGACGATGCCGCACTTACCCTTAAAGCCGATTGTGCATTATGAAAAAATACAGATAAGCGATGTATGGTACGACCATATATGGGTTGAGCCGCCGTATGCAGAGGAGGAGTTGGCTTATCGGCTGGCCGTCTGGGACTCTTTGTTTGCCGCGCCGCGATGGGTTATTCTTTACGGATTTGGTGCCAGCAAGCCGGCAGCGCCGTCAGGATATGCAGACGGCGACAATCACTTTTGGATTTCAGGTTCCAATGTATCAGAGACCAGCAAAAATTCTTACCGCATTCAGTGCCGCGCCGGCGGTGCAGTTTCAGGCGTACGCGGGATGTGGAGTAATGCAGCACCGCCGCTGTCTGTCCTGCTGACACTGCGCAACAGCGGCGGATACTCACAAATTAAAATCAACGGCCAGCCGGCTGTATTTCAGGGCGGCGTGCTGACGAGATGGTTTGATTGGCGTGAGGAGATTGTGTTATCGTGTGAGGATGCTGGAGAGTATTTCTCCTGGTATATCCAGTGGAGCAATGGGCAGACATCCACCAGCGATAATCCGCTGACAATAACACTATTTGCCGATTTGGAGATTACGGCGTATTGAAAAAACTTTGTGAATGCAAGCACAAACTATGAACAATCAATTAAAGGAATCAATGTATGACACCGCAGAGACCTAATGACGAAAAAGAGATGAATCACGAGTTTATGTTCCGGTATCACTGCAAACCTCTCTTTGAAAAACTGGAAGGCGGGATGGAAAGAATCTTAATTGCCCTGTACGGCGACCCAACGACCGACGGAATGATTGAGCGATTGCGCCGGCTGGAATCAGATGTCAATCTGCTGCAAAACAAAAATCAAAACAACAACAAAAAAAAAGAGGAGATACAACGGACGTGGCGCGATGCGCTGATACGGCTTGCCGTGGACTTTCTGAAAATGGCAATCATTTTTGTCAGCGGTGCTGTGTTTATGAGGCTTGTGGATATAATCACAAAGATACAGCAGCAAGGTCAATAGTCTATAAGGTCTCGTCTCCTTTCTTGCCAGAGCCAACCTCCTTTTCGGTTTGGAGGTTGGCTTCCTTTTTTTCTGCGGCCTCGGCAATGGTTAGGTCGAGTGCTGCCAGCACAGCGGCCAGCCGATTATCGCTCAATCGGCGAGCGCCGCGTAAATAATTGTAGAGGTGTGTTCGGCTGACGCTGCCGGCCAACTGCCTTGCCAACTGGTTCGCATTGATTTTTCGCGCCTTCATTCGGTCTGCAATAACGCTTCTAAAATTGATTGTCTCTGTACTCATACACGACAATATACTCTATCGAGCATATTTTTTCAAGGATTTTTCAAAAGGCGCATTTTGCAATCGCAAGTACTTGCGGCGACAATCTATAATAGTTGCGGTAAAATTGCAATAGTTGCGGTAAAATTGCGGAAACGACCGCAAAAATTTTTTGAAAAGTTTTCCTTGATTTTTGACGATAGACAAGCAAGATAGCAGGAGACTGGCTTCTGCTGCGACGACCCCAAAAATTATTCCTCCTCCGGCGTCGGGCTGGCGGAATGGATTGCCGCCGGCTCGACGTTTTGAAAAGAAAGGAGCCAAAGATGAACGAATACGGCACTGCGGAGTTTCCGTATCAGTTAGTCCAGATGGTGCGGCGCTTCAGAAAAACATTTCAATCAACTTCAATTCAGGAGGACAATCCAAATGACCAAAGAAAAAAAATGTGAAGTATGCGGTGAAACTATCGCCGCACAAAATGCAGAG